TGCCGTCCGCTGGTGATCATATGGTTTCGTTTTGAATTTATAGTTGACAGTCATTTGTAACCTCCGATATAGTCCAAGGTACGACACATGAACTTGTGTGTCAACCACAACCCTGAAGAGGAGAGAAACTTTGACAGAAATATTTGAAGACATATTCGACGAAGCTGATGCGTTAGCGGATGTCGATGAAGGAACTGGAAAGCAACTTAGCCAACTGGTTCGACAACTTCGTAACATCGAACAACAGATCGAGGATACGGAGCAACACCTCAAAACTTTGAAAGCCGAGAAGCAGAAGCTGTCTATCGAAAGCATCCCGAACTTGATGGATGAGATGGGAGTGGAGCGTCTTGATGTGGATGGTGTATCGGTGGAGCGTAAGCTGATCGTGCAAGCATCTATACCCGTAGCTAATCGGGAACAGGCTTTCGAGTGGCTGCGAGATAATCACTTAGATGATATCATCAAGAATGATGTCGTGTGTTCTTTCGGCAAGGGGCAAGACAATCTAGCAGGGGATGTCGTTGGTATCCTGCAAGAGAAAGGGTTTCCCGTAACAACGAAAACCTACGTTCACCCTTCCACTCTAAAGGCGTTTGTCAAAGAACGTTTTGAGAATGGTAAACCAATCGACCTCGATCTGTTCGGGGCATTCATCACCAACGCAGCGCAAATACGGAGGAAAGCATAATGAGTACAGCGGTTGCTAAAAAGAAAAGTGCAGAGTTAAGCACAGATGTAATGGACGATATGTTCGCAGACGGTGGAGAAGGTGCAGCCTTTGACGCCAGTGAGTTGATGATCCCATACGTTCGGCTTGCACAACAGATGTCACCACAGATCAACAAGAAGGATGCCAAGTACATCGAGGGTCTTTCGTCTGGTGATATGTACAACACCCTGACCAACGCGGTCTATGACGGCGAAGAAGGTTTGAATGTTGTACCCTGCTACGTCACAACCAAATATGCTGAGTTCGTTACACGCGAGAACGGTGGTGGTTTTGTGGGGGAGATTGATCCAAGTGATCCTGTGATCAACCAGACTACCAAAGATGGTACGATGGACATTCTTCCGAGCGGTAACCAGTTGGTCAAGTCAGATGAGTATTACTGTCTGATTGTGGACGACGAAGGTAACTGGGAACCTGCGGTAGTAGATTTCAAAGTCACGGCGATGAAAGTCTCCAAGCGTTGGAAGACACAGATTGCCATGAACAAAGCGAAGAACCCGAAGACAGGACAGATGCAGATCCTTCCTATCTTCAGTACCGTTTGGAAACTCACCACTGTGGATGAGACCAACAAACGGAACGAGACATACTCCAACTATTCAGTCTCCAAGGTTGGTGTGCTCGAAGATCGTAACCTGTATCAAGAGGCTCGGACATTCCGTCAGAGTATTGCCGCAGGTGAGGTTAAGGCTTCTGAAGGGCAGCAAGGTGAGAAACCTGCGGACCCAGTAGGGAAAGATGAAATCCCATTCTAAGTAGCCGTGGACGCGGGGGGCAAAGGTTAACCGTCAACCGCGTCCAGTTAACCTCAACAGGAGCCAAGCATGTCTGATGCAAAAAAATTGTTGGCTGCGTTCGAGGGTTCGGATGCAGCATACGGGACAACAACCGTGGGCCGACGAGGCAAGAACGGCAAGACCGAAGCGAACAGTCGCGTGGTGCACGGTACGTTGGACGAGGAAAAAATACAGGCGCACATCGACGGCAATCAAGGCGTGGGTTCTATTCCAATTAACTCTTCGAACGACTGTAAGTTTGGGGCGTTGGATATCGATACCTATGACCTAAACCTGGAAGCGTTAAACCAAAAGGTGCAGTCAATGAAGCTGCCCTTGATCCTGTGCCGTTCGAAGTCGGGCGGTGCACACCTGTTCTTATTTCTAAAAGACTGGGAACCTGCGGCCCTGATCCGAGAATACCTTACAGAGATGGCGATTGTTCTGGGTCACAGCGGCTGCGAAGTATTTCCTAAACAAGATAAGATCCTCGCGGAACGTGGGGACGTTGGTAACTTTATCAACATGCCATACTACAATGCGGAAGAGACAATGCGTTACGCCATGGACAAGAAGGGCAACGCTATGGACCTTGGTCAGTTTCTCAAAGCAGTGGAGAAGACACGGGTCAGTGCCGCTGATCTGGACAAGCTAACATTCGGTGGAGACAGAAAATATTTCACCGACGGACCATACTGCCTCGAGGTCATGGCCTCACAAGGTAAGATCAGAGACAATCGCAACATCACGATGTTTGCTGTAGGTGTATACTGTCGGCTCAAGTGGCCTGACGATTGGAAAAAACACCACGAAGAATATAACCGTATGCTTTGCGACCCTGCGCTCGAGGCAAGCGAGATCGTCAACATCCAACGGTCCTTGGATAAAAAGCCAACGTACTTTTACCAATGCGATATGTGTCCGCTCAAAGATTTCTGTGACAAGAACGTATGCAAGACCCGACCCTATGGCGTGGGCAACAAAGCCCCAGACATGCCAAACGTCGGTGGCCTGACCATACTGCTATCGGAACCGCGCCTGTACTTTATGGATGTGGACGGGAAGCGGATGCAACTGACTACCGAGCAACTGCAAAACCAAACGCTCTGGCAACGACAATGCATGGAACAACTGAGCATGATGCCCCCGACACTGAAAGGTGCCGAGTGGCAACAGATGGTCAACGGTTTGATGACCAAGTCTGTAAAGCAGGAGGTGCCCGAGGAGATGACGATCCGAGGTCAGTTCAAGGAACTGCTGAAAGTCTACTGCACGAGCCGCATCCGAGCCATGGCCCCAGAAGAAATGAACATGGGCAAGCCATGGACCGACGATGGGTATACGAAGTTTACCATCGCAGGGATCATGCAGTTTTTACACAACCGAGGTTTCAAAGAATACACACGGGCCGAGGTACAAGAACGGTTGAAAGAAATGAACGGGGGACAGGAATGTCACGGTCACCACGCTATCAGAACCACTGATGGTAAGCGTACCACGCTGCGTGTCTGGTGGGTTCCTGCGTTTGAAGAAGCTGAAATAGATTTAGAAAGTGAGGGTATGAGTAATGACATTCCATTCTGAAGAAAAACTTATGCGGATAACGGAGGTTACCGATTGGCTGAACGTCTCCAAGTCCACGATCTACAAATGGGTAAAGGAAGGGACATTCCCGAAGCCTATTATCTTGGGCGAGGAAAGTGGATCCAAGAACAACACCAGTCGTTGGGTTGAGACGGAGGTCGTGGCGTGGTTGGCATCACGTCCACGGGGCAAGAATGACGAATGAGAAACTGATCCTTGGCCCACCTGGCTGCGGTAAAACCTACACCCTGATCCAACGGATACGGAAAGCCTTGGAAGACGGCGTCCGTCCCGAGGAGATTGCGTTTGTTTCGTTTACCCGTAAGGCGATACAGGAAGCGGTGGAACGTGTGCTCGATGAGTTCGGCATGGACATTAAGCAGCTTGCCTACTTCCGCACTCTGCATTCGATTGCCTTTCGAACCTTGGGTCTGAGCCGTGGAAGCATGATGGACAAGGATGACTGGGCCTCGATGGGTCGGCACCTCGGGGTCTCCTTCGATGGCATGGATAAGACTGACCCAGACAAAGGGGTGTTGGTTGTCGAGACAGGGGGCGGTGACGGGAGCAAGTACATCCGCGTGATCGACAGGGCCAGATACCGTGGCGTGACACTGGAGCAGGAGTACAACGAAGAAGGAGATCACAACCTGCACTACGTCAAGATGGTGCAGATTGAGAAGAGCATGACTGTGTATAAAACCATGCAGTCCAAGTTCGACTTTGTGGATCTGATCGAGAGAGCCATGACCGTGGAGTTTCCTCGGTTCAAGCTGCTGATTGTGGACGAAGCACAGGACCTCACTCCTTTGCAGTTGGACATGGTCAAGCACATGGCTGTATCTTCTGATGAAGTGATCTACGCAGGGGATGACGATCAGGCTATCCATAGATGGACGGGCGTTGACGTGAAGAAGTTTATCACCCTGACCAATAACATCGAGGTGTTGAGCCAGTCGTATCGATTGCCTAAAAAGATCCACGCCCTGTCACAGAAGATAGCGAAGCGTATATACAGACGTATACCCAAAGACTTTCATCCTCGGGAAGAGGAAGGCAAGATCGAGTATCACCTTACTTTGGATACAATCCCCTTACATCAGGGGTCGTGGACCATCATGGCTCGAACCAACAGTTTCGTGAAAGAGTTTGCCACAAAGTTGCGAGAGGCGGGGTACTTGTATAGTGTGAAGGGGCACCCGTCTATTGATCCCAAGGCAGGGCAAGCCATGGAGATATGGCGCATCTTGCAGAACAACGGACGGATTAACATCGCTCAAGTGAAAACACTGTACGATGTGGTTCCCAAACGTGGGGATGCCCAAGTAGTGAAACACGGGGCTAAAAAGCTGTTGGATGCAGCGCCACCTGAGAAGCTGTTTTGCTACGAGGATTTGTTGGGCTATGGCATGGTGGCCCCAAAGGACCGAGACGCGATGGACGTGGTACGGTTAGGCGACGATGATAAGTTGTACGTCCAGTCTATCGAGCGGCGAGGGGAGAGCATAACCGAACCGCCTCGGATCAAAGTATCTACCTTCCATGCTATGAAGGGTGGCGAGGATGACAACTGCGTTGTGTTCTTGGCATCTACAAAAGCGTGTGTGCAAAGCAAGCACCCAGATGACGAGCACCGTGCATTCTATGTTGGCGTCACAAGAGCCAGAAAGGAACTGCACATATTGGATACAGATAAAACATACAGGTACGAACTATGACAGATAGAAAAATAACTTTGGAAGAATGGCAAGAGATGACCAAGCTCGAGATGCGAATGCGCGTCCCAGATTATACAAAGGATGAGGACATCGACGCCGTGCGTTTTACTTGGGATGCGGAGAGCGACACGTTTGTCGTAGTGGGATACGATGGAGTGAAACATTGAAACGAGATGAGGTCCTAGAGAAGGCAGGGGAATACATCAACGGTGATCGAGCAAAGGATTACGGAGATGCATACGATAACTTCACGCGTATCGCTGACGGGTGGAACATCATAGTCAAAGAAGCCCAAGCAACCAATGGGTATATCACGGCGCAACATGTGGCATTGATGCTCGATTGGTTAAAGACGGCGCGGCTGCTGCACAACCTCAACTCCACAGACGGGTGGATCGACAAGGTTGGATACAGTGCCTTGGGGTGTGAATGTTCTGACCGCGAGAGCGAGATACAGAAACGATTGGATTTGTTTTTAGGTCACAAGAAAAATGGATAACTTATTTGGCAGCGACCTGCATCACCAGATCAAGAACGAACTGAACTTGATTGACAAGGATTGGAACATCCCATCGGAGTTCCCTGACCTGACGGGTCATAAAGAAATAGCCGTGGACCTCGAGACCAAGGACCCCAACATTAAAACACTGGGGCCAGGATGGGCGCGGAAAGACGGTCACATTATCGGTGTGGCTGTAGCCGCAGGGGATGAGCAATGGTACTTCCCCATGCGTCACCAGAACGGTCACAACCTCGACCCGAAGATGGTGCTCAAATGGATCAACAGGCAACTGTCTGTACCCGACATGAACATCATCATGCACAATGCGACGTACGACGCAGGATGGCTCCGTGCAGAGGGGGTAGAGGTTAAGGGCAATATAATCGACACGATGATAACAGGGGCACTGGTGGACGAGAACAGGTGGTCCTTTGGCCTAGACGCTATGGCCCGTGACTATGCAGGTATCCGCAAGGACGAGAAGCTGCTCAAGGCTGCGGCTGAAGCGTGGGGCATCGATCCCAAGGCAGAGATGTGGCAGCTACCTCCAATCTACGTCGGTGCGTATGCAGAACAGGACGCCCATGCGACACTGAAACTGTGGCAGTCGCTGCGTATCGAACTGGAAAAGCAGGACCTGTGGTCGATCTGGCGATTGGAAACGGGGCTGATCCCCTGTCTGTTGGACATGAGAACCAAGGGTGTGCGTGTGGATCTAGACAAGGCCGAGCGCAACAAACGAATTATCAAGAAAGAAACGGACGCCCTGCGGAAGCTGATCAAGAAAGAAGCAGGAATGGACGTGGACATCTGGGCCTCGGCATCAATCCAGACGATGTTCGAGAAACTAGATATGGAATACCCACGCACCGAGAAAGGGGCACCGTCGTTTACCAAGGGGTTCCTCAACAACCACAAGGCCGAGGTGTGTCAGGCGTTGGTGCGGCTGCGCGAGTTCGACAAAGCAGATAGCACGTTCATCGATA